ACAGAAGCGATAGTCGTTTTGAAGTGATCTCGCGGAATTTCCATGACGAGTCGCACGGTATCGCGCTCGAGTTCGGAACACATGTATCGGTGTAGATTTGCAGACAGCCGCGAGTGTCCGAGAACGACTTTGGAGAAGTAGAAGAGTGATCCAAGAGCGTTGAGCCGAAGAACGGCTTTCTTGGTAGCTTCCGAGGCGTCGTCATAGATAGGGATTTCCTTCCACTTGACGGGAGGGTTTTCTAGGAGTTGGTCGCGGACAGGCTCTAGGCCGGGAGGGAGGATGTCAGGCATGTCTCACGGCCAGCGCTTGATCGCTTCCGCGATGCTCGTTCCGCCAGGGACAACCCCTGATGGCATCCCGGTTGGGATGGGGTCATCGGCCAGAAGAGGGAGGACGGATTCGAGTGCCGCGATTTCCTTAGCCAGCCGATCGCGCTGCGCCTGCTTGCGAGTGATCACTTCTTGAATGTCTTTCATTCTTCTTTCCCGTCCACGCTATACCACTTACCCTGAACCGCAAACTTACTCTCACCGCACTTAGGGCACTTACTTATGCTGTTAACTTGAGTGCAATGCTCACTAACATACAGAAAAGCTACAAACTCGTGCTGGCATGACTTACACACTGCGTTGACCTTGATCTCGGTCATGGACTTCCAAGTCGATGCCCTACGTGTTCGGACCCTTCCGGCACTCCGCACTCATCGCACAGGCCATACTCATGCGGCATCGGCTTTTCCACGCAGCACGCATGTCCGCAATACTTGCATTCGCTCCGCTGGAGTCCATTGTAGCTTTGGCAAGAGCAGCACCCCCATCCCGGTAGCACCGCTTTGTCATCCAAGATCAATTCACAGATCATCGCTATTGCACGCTCTGCTTGTGCCGCTCGATCATGCCCTTGATCTCGGTCGCCACTTCTTCGGCGTCGTGACGCGAGAGATTCGATTCATCTTCCACGGCGCTACCGAGGAACCTACCATCCATCTGGGCCACGAGACGGGCTGCCGAAATCAAGTCCTTGTTCGAGGTTCTCGGACTCGCCAGAATGTGGACTAGCTTCTTGGTCGCGATCCCCATGGCGTAGCCCAAGGTCTTCACCAGTTCGTTCGTCCCCGGAGCCGACAGGAGCTTCTCCTTGAATTCCGCCTTCAGCTCCTCCACTGTCTGGTGATAGAGCGGGTCCTGCCTGATCGTGTTCAGGTGCGGGTGGGACAGGCGGAGCTCCTTCAGAATGATCTGGTGCGGGACTCTCTGCCAGTCCAGAAACGCTACTTGCATGATCTTCGACTGGCGCGCTGCCGGGTTCGCTGGCATCGTCTTTCACCTCCGGATGATTCCATTGATTCAGTGCCGCGGCCTTGCGCGAAGCATGAAAGTCCAGCCTCGGGGTGCGCATCGGCATTCCGAGTTGATAGCAAACATCTCCCGGCATGGCAAGGCACGTTGGGCACTTTACCGCGGTCACGATCATGGGCCAGTCGCGCATCCGTTCAGCTTCGTAGAGTTGCATCACTGCACCATCCCTCGCGGCCCGACATACTCGAACCGCACATGATTCGGTTTCACGTAGACTACTTTATAGAAGTCGGTCGGAAAGTCCTTTTCCAACTGCGTGAGACACCCCTTGGTCGTATCCTCAATCCACTCTTCGGTGAACCCGATACCGTTCTCGGCCTGAATGACTTTCTCAAACGGTTTCCCCCAGGGCCGGATCAGTTCGATTTTCAGGTGAGTATAGACCCGCTCGCCGCGCTCGGTGAGAGAGTCTTCTTTGAAGGGGATGATTTCGGGGATGGTCAGGAACTTAGGCAAGCGTCAAGAGCCTCTTTACTTCCTGGTAGTCCTGATCGACATATAGCTTCGTTCCGTCTTTCAGGCAAATCAAAGTCTTAGTTACCGCGTTGTCCGAGAGGATGTATTGCACGCTATCAATCGTCACCAACAAAGCGCGTCCATCGTCAGTGAACTCGAATAGGTGCAAGACGTGCTCCGTGTATCCCCAGGTCATGGGTGTCTATTTCTGGACAACTCAATAACGCGACTGTGCGGCGCCATTGATGGGAGCCCTTTGAGCAACCGGCACATTGATGCCCTGCTGCAACCTTGCCTGCTCGGTTGCATACTGTTCTTCCTTAATCTGCTGCATCACGAACTGCGGAGCTTCTCGCGTCATAATCTCGGCTAGTTTGCGCGAGCGGTCGCCCCACGTCTTTTCCAGTTCAAGTTTACGATTCTCAAGTCCGCTTAGGGCCTCGTGGTGGCCGCCGATCTCCTGTCGAATCGACCATAGGGAGCTATCCACGTCAATGAACTCCGCGAATGCCTGTTGTAGTTGCTCGCTTCGTGGCATCGTTGGCGGTGCTTGGTTCATGGGGCTATTCATTTTCTCTCCTCAATCAACGCAATCACTTCACTCTCCCTCATCACGGTAAACGTCTCATGCCCCGGAGTGGTCAGAGCATGGCCCGCAAACTTGGAATGGAGGACGCGATCTCCGAGTCGCACCACACAAGTATTTGGACCGCAGGACACAACGACGCCAGTGACTGGCCTTCCTTGAGCCACTTCAGGAATAACGATTCCGCTACGCCATCCAAAACCCCGGCACGATGTACATGCACGGTGACCACAACTCCATTTGGTATCCCGAGCGTAGCCGAGGACTTTACAGGAATCGCAATCCTGTCCGTCTCTGGACTGCTCGCCGCGACAGGTTTCACAGACTTCGGTTTCTTCATAGCCCAGGCCCCGACAAACTTGACACGAATACTCCGATTCGAGGGTATCCATCCGGACTATGACACGTCCATTGGAATCTGGAGGCAGGTCCAGGGCCGCCATCTCCTGATTCGGCGTGATCGCGTACCACACCAAAGCCTGTCTTAGAGTCCGCGTACTCAACTGCATCATGCGTTCGGGCGAGGTTCTGACCTTCCCCACACGGCCGAGCGCGAATTCCGGTACTTCCACAATCTCTGCGAGGGTCTGATGGAGTGGGGTGTATTGAAGTTCGACGCCAGACTTCTTTGGGACAATCGGCCGAACTCCGCGGATTGGATCCAGGTGCACGTCGTTTCCTTTGCGCTCCGCGTCAACATCGAGCACAGCCGGCGCCTCGATCAGACCCGACTTGTTGATTCCGTCAAAGTCCGCACCCTTCTCGAACTGCCCCAACTCCGTCGCCGCGTTGCCGATCGTCGGTTCCTTCACTGCTGCCCTCGAATCTGGTCCAGAGACCATCGACCATGAATATCCGTACTCTTCACGCGCCCGCACCCTGAACAGCGCCAAAGAATGTCCGTCTTGGGAATGGCGATGCCAGCCGCGTACTCGCCGGTCACCCGTGTCATATCCGTGGGCACTGGCTCCTCACGCTGCATCGCCGCGACCGGAACATAACTGTGAAGCAGGCACATTATGCCGCTTCCTCCTCTTCCACCTTCCGCACCCTCACCTTCACCGTCTCTTCCTCATGCACCACCCGAATCGACACCCCCTCGTACTCATACTCTTCTTTCTTGTGTTTGTGCATGAGATCCAGCAGCTTCGTCTTGGCCGCCACTTCCTCCACGGTTAACTCCTGGCGCCGATCCCGAATGTCGGCGTACTCCAGCGCCGCCTCGTGCAAGTCTTTCATCTTCCTTTCAATCCCTGGCAACTCGTCCTGCTTCGGTTTTGCCATTTATCTCCTTCGCAATTTCGACTAATTTCTCAAATGAAATCCGTCTCCCGCGAACCACGAGGCTACGCGTTTTGAAATCCCAGCCGAACTCTTCCGGTAACCAATAAAGTTCTCCCGTCTTGCTTAACCACGAATGCAACATGCGCGCGCAATCGTCGCAAAGCTCCGTCCCCAACACCGTCTCCCATCCCGGAGGACAGTGCCGATTTGCCGTCGTATCCACCTGCGACTTCCCGCACCGGTCACACCGGTTCACCAGCATCAAACCCCTGCCTTCGCCAAACACACCCGACACTGACAGCCTTTCCTGTGCGGTGGCCCTGTGTACACTCTATCGACCACGCTCACTCTTCCTTCTTCGCTTTTGCCTTTGACGATTGGATCCGGTTGTACGCCTCCGTCCACGCCGCGGGACTCGGGTTGTGACTCGCTTGATGGTCCGCGAACTGCCCCAGCGCCGGTGTCACCACTACCCCCTTCGCGTCTCGCACGTCCTGAAATTCCGCTCCGCATATCCCGCACACCCGCAACCCCTCTGGCGTTGGCGCTCGATAGTCCTCCGGCTTCTTGATCAACTGCTCGTATATCACCCGCTCCTCTTCCGTCATTGGGTACTTCTCCATGATCCTTCTCGCCGCCGCCTTCTGCTCCTCCTTCGTCATCGCCATCCGCAATCACCACCTTCTCCAAAACCGCAATTACATACTCGCGTAACGTTTGTTTCTTCCGTAACGCATGTGCCTTCACTTTCCATAAGAATGTGTCACTCACGTTACGGATGTTCATGTCTGCCATAGCGACACGGATGTTACATATGTGCATTAGGTTCGTCAATATATTTCTGAAAATTTTTCAGCTGATCGCGTGAGGCGGAATGAATTTCTCCCACCCACCCCGGCACCGGTTTTGAACCCGGAGGGGGCCTGCCGTTCCCGCCGCGGGCTCTCCCTAACTCCCACTAAACCCTTGCGCCTCATCATCTTGCACACTCTCACTCGAGGCCGCGGCCGTGGGCTCTGGCTCACTCTGTGCCGATGCTGTGCCAATCGCTTGCGAATCGCCGGCAGATTGTGTTTGTGCTTGTGTATCAACAGCTTGCGCTGACTCTGCCGGCGCTAACCACTTGCCATCGAGTGACTGTGCGAAGGATAGAATGGCTTCGATCGCGAGCTCAGCTTGCGTCGGATCGCCCACATTGACGAATACCGATTGTTTGCGCAAGCGCTTGTAAACTGTTCTAGCGCCAGACCTTGCAAGCACGTAGAAATCTAGGCGGAATTGCGTGCGTTGTCCGAGAGAATGGCGAAGATACACAACCGCACGATTCCACGCTGAATCTTCCGGGTAAACGTCTGAACGTCGCGTTTTGATAGGTCCGTCAAGGTCTTGCTTTGGAATGAACACGGTGCGAGTGAACGAGATAACACTGCGAACCGAGTCGATAGCCGAGGTCAACACAAACGAGAGATTAGCAGACTAGTGCAAGCAGTCAATATGCCAACATTATGTACCGCAAGTATTGACACAAAGGACCACAAAGAGGTACATATAGGACCATGACACGGACCACAACAGACCAACTGGAGAAGGTAAGAGCGAAGAAGTGGATAACGCTAGATCGTTGGGAACTGGAAACGGTTGAGCGGCTTGCGCTGGCAGAGAAACGGTCGGTTGCAAGTCAGTTGGGGGTTTTGGTGAAAGAGGCGCTAGAGGCAAGGGAGAGGGGAAAGCAATGACGCACTTTGAGAGCGTGGTTTGCGGTCGCTGTGGCGGATCTGACAAAGGCGGGCACTGTTCGCAAACATCAGCAACCATACTCCGATGGGAAGTACGAATATCCGGTACGTTGTGAGGCACCCGACAATACGGACTAGGCAGTCACGATTGTGTGGAGCGTCGCCTGATAGGCCACTGGTCTTAAAGTTCGTGCGCACCACAGCGTAGTTGTCCAAAAATAGACAGGCAGGGAAAGGGGAAAGTCTTTATGGGTGAATACGCTATTCGGTCCAGCGATGGCGCGGAAATTAAGATTGGAACGTGCGAAAACATGTACTACTTGCGGTTTGAAGATCGCGAGAAAGTACAAAAGCTTTCGGGCAACGTGGACCCGATTGCCGATTGTGGCGAGTTGCGGTTTCGCTTGCCGTTTCCCGATGAAGACGACGTGCAACCTGGGGAATACGAAGACTTCAATCGCGGGCAACGTCTGTACCGTCAACGCGGTGTAGGCGTTTCGGGATACTGCGAGGACTGGAAGGACGAGTCAACGGTTGAAGATCCTGGGATCATGCAACTACGCCATGAAGCCAGCGGTTTGCTGTTGAATGTGCCTTGCTATCACGGGGTTAAGCTTCCCGATGTAATCAAACCCATGCAAGCGTTTTGGAACGGTAAGGGCCACGCTTTCGAATTGGCGCAGTTGCGTCCTATCGGCAGTGGTTTGCTTGTGTATCCGGTCGTGCGCTGCCGTTTCTGTCAGCACGCATGGCGATATGACTGGTCTCAAGTCTGGGATTACATCCCGTACGAAATGCAGTTGAGACTTCGGCAGTACAGAGAAGCGTTTGTAGAAGAGTCCGCGTAGTTCAATCCGAGGAGCGCATGTCCAGATGCGATCAGGCACATTAGAAGAACGGTTTTGGGCGAAGGTCGATAAGACTCCGGGCTTCGGGCCGCAAGGTGAATGCTGGGAATGGACTGGTGGATTCAGTTCCAACGGCTACCCCCTCATCAGGGATATCGGCTCGCGCAGAGAAATCAGGGGCAACCGTCTAGCGTTCTTCTTGCAGCATGGGCGGTGGCCGAACTCTTGCGCACTACATCGTTGCGACAATCCGCGCTGTGTTCGGTGGGAGCATATCTTTGAAGGCACTCGCCAAGACAACGTAGCGGACTGCATCGCAAAAGGCCGACACGCAAACCAGAATCACACCCATTGCAAGCGGGGCCATCCTCTCACACCTGAAACCACCTATCTCGTAAGAAGCACCAAGACTTACAGAGTTTGCCGTGAATGCAATAAGTTACGCAAGAAACATAAACGTTCAAAGGGGATCATCGGTTTATGAGAACAATCGTTGTTGCTTTGCTCTTAGTCGGCCTTGCAATCGCTGCCGATAAACCCAAGAACTTCTACAAGATCGCGCACATAAGCCAGAGCGTGGTCGCAATCTCCTGCCCTGGCAATGGTGGTGACCCGGCTGTGGTCAAAAACATTGACGGGGTTCTGCTCATCAGTTGCGGGACGAAAGGAGAATGAAACCGATGCGCTACTTCGTCATTGCCGTGCTATCCGTGGGCATCGTTCTTGTGGCCTTTGCTTCGGCCCAAGGTGCGGAAGTCCCAAAACCGAAACACCATTACAAGCTCACAATCGGCGCCGCGGTTGCGGTCGGGGGAATGGCCCTGGCCGGCGCTTTGATTCAAGGCCAGCACGCGCATCAGCGGTTTCAGGTGAAGGGCGGGCCGATTGTGACAGGGGGACGCTGATGGACCTGAGACGATTGCAAGACGCGATGAATCGCTTGGACGTCTACGCCATAGCCGAATGCCTGGGAATCGAGATCATTCGCGACTCGGGCATCGGAAGCAAACCGCTTTGCCCTATCTGTGACAAGGCGATTCCTCAACCGCACGCGCACTGTGATTACTGCGAGTCGCCTTACGTTCTCGGATGTACGGCGCCGCGTTGCCGTGCCATGTGCTGCGCAAGCTGTATGCCTGAGCACTCAAGGGGTCATGCCTATGAATGAGTTAACGGACACAATTCGAGGGTGGGAGCGGCTTTACAACCGATGCGAGGTCCAGCGCAGGATTCTCTACTGCGCACTCCTAGCGCTGGTCAATGAGCAAGACCACGGCAAGCGGATCGACATTGCCTACAAAGCGTTGCAGGAGATTTCAGAGCAGGTCAAACCATAACAAAGCCCTGAGCTCGACACTCAGGGCGGAAAGGGAAAGCTTTCTATGAGCGACCCCACTATAGCACGCCATCTGCTGAACAAGGCCATCGAGATCGCGCGCGACGAACGCGGCCTGATTACGCTTTATTGTGAGCGTTGCGATGTCGTTGTGCATGACGGAGATAAATGGTGCTGCGTCTGGGCCAAAGGGATGATGTTTTCCTACATCTACGACCGAATCAAGCCACAAGATGAGGCGCGGGAGCGTGTCGCGTGAAGGATACAAGCTATTGCCGTGGATGCCGCGACGACTTCTACAACGGGCAGAATCCGCCTGGAGTCAGGCAGTGCTGGATGCTCGCCAAGGCCAAGGTCGTGAAGCGCTGGAAACTTGGCTGGTGGACTTCGCCGGTTGAACCTGGGGCCTTCGTGCAGATTGAGACGTACAACTGCCATCACGCACCCGGTCGGTACGCTCTGTGCGAGTCACTTCCGGATCATGCGGTCGATCCAATTCGACTCGAAGGTGTCCAAAAAAAGACAGGTGCCAAAAATGCGCACAGATGAGCGTAGAGCGTTTCGGGGTGTACAGGGACCACTTGAGGGGTTTTCGTGCAGCCACGCCCGCGCGCGTAGGGCTGGCGGAGGTTTAATCGCATGACCGGACCGATGATTGGACTCTTGATGCTCGGCTTGGCGCTTGGGTTCGGGTTCGGCGTCTTGCTGACCTGCATGATCGTCTCGGCTAAGAGTGAGTACGAAGAACAGCACTGGAGATCGCGGTGACCTGGCGCATGTTCGCCGCGGTCGCGCTGCTGACCCGAATCCGGCTCGAAGATCCGGAACTGTGGGAGCAAATCGAGGAGTTTGCGAGGAGAGAGCATGGCGATTCACGAGAAACAACCGTTCAAGGAGATTCAGCCGTGTCCAGCGATATTGATAAGCAAGGATTTCGGCACGGAACACCGTTGCGATTACCCAAGAAACCATGAAGGACCACATCGGTGTGGGTGTGGGCAGGAGTGGGGCAAACAGGAACAGGAGAAAACGTCATGAGCCTAAAGATTTTGAAACAGTCCGAGCCAATGCTGGTAGAGCGGATAAACGTCTGCATCTACGGCCCCCCCGGAATCGGCAAAACTACTCTCGGCTTCACGGCCGACAAACCCCTGCTACTCGATACGGACGAAGGCGCCTACCGAGCGCAAAATCGCAAAGACAGCGTCACGGCGAAAACGTGGTCCGACATCGCGAACGTGGACAAGTCCGACCTTGAGCCCTATTCCACAGTGATTCTCGACACTGCCGGCCGAGCCCTCGACAAACTGACTCAGGAGATCATTGCGCAGAATCCCAAGATGGGGCGCGGAGGGGCCCTAACGCTTCAGGGCTTCGGGGAACTCAAGGCCAAGTTCACCGCTTGGATGAAAATGCTCAACTCCTTTGGCAAGGATGTAGTCCTGCTCTGCCACATGGAAGAGAAGCAGCAGGGTGATGTGATGATTGAGCGGCTGGACGTGCAGGGCGGATCCAAAGGCGAGATTTACAAGTCGGTGGACGCCATGGGCAAACTCTACATCGAGAACAAAAAGCGCTGGCTGGACTTCTCGCCGCGGGAGAACTCCTACGGCAAAAACCCCGGCGCCTTCCCGGTCCTCGAGGTTCCCAGCCCGATTACGAACGCTTACCTGGGGGAACTCATCACGAAAATCAAATCGAATATCAATCAGCTCGTGGAAGTGCAGAAAGACGAGGCCGACTACATGAGTGAGTGGCAGATGGCTCTCGAGGATGCTTCCACGGTCGATGAGATCAATTTCATGCTGCCAGAAGCAATTAAGGCCGGCTTGACCGTCAAGATGCTCGTGCACAAAAAAGCAGTCCAGTTGGGATTCGCATTCAACAAGAAGGCAGGCGTTTATGAACCCAAACCAGTCCCCGTTGGAAGTTAGCGTCACCGATCTGGACCTGTTTCGACACTGGAGCGAGGAAGAAGGACTCGACACGGGCTGGCTACTGACGAAGTTGCTAGTACGGGAACAGACCGACGCAATGAAGGCTGGCAGTGCGTTCCATAAGGCACTCGAAAACGCACTCGAGGGAGATTTCACGGTCGTTTCTGCCGATGACTACGTTTTCCACTTCGATTGCGACATGGAAATCGCCATGCCCAGCATCCGTGAGGGTTCGATGTCCAAGGATTACCACGGCTTGCTCGTCAAGGGGCGCGTCGATGGAGTTCATGGCAGGACCATCACGGAGATCAAGACGACCGAGCAGTTTGACCCAGACAGGTATCTCGAGGGGTTGCAGTGGAAATTCTACCTCGACATGACCGGATGCGATCGCTTCGATTGGCACGTATTCCAAGTCAGGGAATGCGGCGACAAGGAATACGACGTGTTCGGCTATCACCAACTGACGCAATACCGCTTTGTGGGCTTGCATGAGATGTGCGAGCGCTGGACTCGGGACTACAAAGACTTCGCAGAAAGATTCCTGGTTCCAGAACTCGAGAAGCAAGTTGTCCAAAAATAGACATCTGCGGCAGTGGCTGGCTGCGGATCGCTCCGGCTCGTGCTGGAAGCCACGGGCTGGAGCGTCATTGGAAAAGGGGAGAGCATGAAAGTTACTGAGTGCTACAACTGTGGCGTCACCTTCGGAATGCCGGACGAGTACTACCAGAATCGCCGCAACGACCACGCCATTTTCTACTGCCCGAATGGACACAGCCAACAGTTCACCAACGAATCCGAGGCTGAAAAGTACAAGCGGCTCTACGACCAAGCGGCCGCTAATTCCCTTGGAACTCGTGAGAAGTTGGCCACGCTCGAGCGAGAAAAGCAGCGGCTCGAAGCGAAGTTTAACCAGCACAAGAAACGGGCTGCGGCTGGCGTTTGTCCGTGTTGCAATCGCACCGTAGCGCAACTCGCCAAGCACATGCAGTCGAAGCATAAGGGCTTCGTCGCGCTACAGGGGGTGACAGTACAGAAGCAGCTCACCGATGGAACGAAGCCGAACTAGTTTTTGACTTCGGATACCCTGCGTAGCGGGAGTCGTTCGAGCCTGTCGACCTTCCTGAGCAGGCTCAGGGGAAACGCTCCGGGGTATCCGAAGTGAGGAACTGACAAATGCCTTGGCATACAAAAGAACGCGCTTGGGTTGTGATTGGGCCTTACGGATGGCCTCTCGCTTGGAATGGAGAGGGTGGCTATTACGAGGCTATGCGCGGCTTAGGCGAACTCTTCCATGATCGAACGGATGCCGAGTATGTGGCCGCTGGCGAGCGTGAAGGTTATCAGCGGCTTTCGGACCCGCATTACCACGAACTGGCGAAGCAAATTCATATTGTTGCTGTGGCCGAAAGAATCGCGCCTGACGGCTCAAGTATAGGAGTGGAAGTCCTGAAATGGTCCGAGCGCATTTACAGAAAAACCGGGTATTACCCGAGCGAAAAAGAGATTAAGGCGTACTTGGCGGAATTGAGGGCATAAATGGGCTACTTCGCGAACGGAACCGAGAACGACATGTACGTGGCCGAGTGGTGCAGCCATTGCGTTCACGGGAAAAACGACCAAACCGGATGCGGCGTGATGAATTTGCACTGGATCTGGAACTACGACCAGCACGGCGACGATGCCGTCTCGAAGGCCAAAAAGGACGGGTTAACTATCTTGATTCCCCGGCGCAAGGACGGGTTTAACGATATGTGCTCGATGTTTGTGAGGGAAAAAGAATGAAGTGGCCGGATGACGTGACGGATGAAAATATCCTCAGCGCGATCAGCGTCAATTTCGCGATTGATCCTGTGTTCGCTCAGCGTCTTGAGCAGTTGGAGCGGGATGGATTCATTCGCAAAGTCTGGAGTTGGGAGTTAACCGAGAAAGGCGAGCAGGCCAGAAACGCGAAAGGCTGACCGAAGTCAGCTCTCGCGTGAACAGTTGGAATTGTGAATCTACGACTCGCCCCGCCCGAGGGACAAACTGGGTATGAGGCCAAAAAGATGTTGACACACAAATCCTCGAAGCGCAATATTCCTTCGATTAATTCCTTCTCTGAACAGTTGGGACTAATCACAAATCAAAATCTTGTCTCTCATGAAAATGAGCGGTTGGTTCACGGCACACCTTTACCGGGAAAAAACGGGCCGATGCTTTGTCGCGACTCTGCCAGGTTCAGAGAAAGAGAAGAAAGTCTCAGGGAGGGGGCAACGTTCCGGTGGCGCAAGCGTAAAGCCGGTCATACACCCTATGTCCCCCACGCTAAATTGGAAGGCTCAACTGGTAACTACTTCTCTAAGCGCGTAAGGACAAGATTAAGTGTGCTTCCCCTACTTCCAAAACTAGGAAGGGGTGTGCTCGGAGGCAGGTAAGTTGTAACATTCCTTTCCTTCCCCCGGTTAGGAGCCCAGAAAGTTGAAGCCTGAAGACTTGCTCGCTATTTATGGCGCTTTTCCTAGAAAAGTCGCGAGACGCAAAGCACTCTTGGAAATCGAGCGAGCGATACGAAGATTGATCGCTGGCGAAACGGGACAAAAGCTGAGTTACGAAGAAGCCGTATTCGGGCTCTTGCAAGCGACTGCGGCGTTTGCTCGAAGTGGGGCGGGACAGAACTTCCCCTACGTCCCACATCCCACGACTTGGTTTCATCAAGGCCGATATTTGGATTCACCGGAGGAGTGGAACCGTGGCGAACCGGAATCAAAAGAAGCTTCCCTTGCCCGAAAGAACCGCGAAGTCGTTGATCGACTTAACGGCCAAGCACGAGTTGCTGATAAAGACAGCACTGCTGTACTCGAAGGAGTTGAGCGAGGAACTGATCGAGCTGTGGGATGGCCTGCTCGACGGCTACTCGGTCGATGAGTGCTCGTATGCTTTCGAGCACCACATGCGCAATGGGAAATTCTTTCCCAAGCCGGCCGACATCCTCGAGACGATTCGGAACTATCGCGAGACGAATGCCCTGTTTCGCAAGCCACCGCGGTACGAGAAGCACGGCGAAGGCTATGGCGAGAATGAGATTCGCGCACTGTGGCAAATCTTCAACCAACGCTATCCTGGCCTTCAGCGCAGGCTTTCAGATGAAGAAGTCGATGAGTTGATCGACGAGTTAGATCGCAAGGTAGAGCGTGAGACGGCGTGAGAACGAGCCCGACCTGGACGAAGTGAAACGCGAAGGTGAGCCCGATCTTGAAGAACTGAAACGAGAAGTCTTTCCCGTCTGGTGGAAGGTGAAAGACGAACTGATCACCCCGTTACAACGTTGGCTTCGAGGGAGACTTGAATGGAACGAGCGCAAGCGTATCCACAAGAAGAACTTGGAAACGCGGAAATCGAAGTAAGCCTCGCACTGGCCCAGGAACATGACGCGCGCGTGCGCGAGATAGAGCGCCAGATCACCGGAGCATGGTCCGAGTTGGCCGAGCTCGCAATTCAGGTGAGAGACAACGAGGAGTGGCGTCTGCTGAACTTTGGGAGTTTCAATCAGTGGCTTGCCAGTGCCGCGCCCAGGTCGAGAGCGATGGTCTATTCCGCGATCGGACTGCTCGAGGAGTTGAACGATGTCCCCATCGCGGATTTGCGCCAGATTGGCATAGGAAACGCGCACATTCTGAAAAAGCTTCCCCGAGCCTCTAGGACGAGCCGAGGCGTACTCGAGGCGGCCAAGGCCCTCCCCCCTCGGCAAATGCTTGCCACGGTCATAGAAAGCCACCCAGCGGAGCTTTTAGAGAACGTCTGCACTCAAAGATTCCGTTTTACGGTTTCGCAGTGGAAAGTGATCGAAGCGGCGATTGAGGAAATGATCTCGCAGTATGACGGGGCCATGACGACGCGGGAAGAGGCGCTCGAGGCAATTGTGGCGGAATGGATCCAGAGTCAATGATCTGGACGACCAAGGACGGGCGCACGATTCGCGATGGCAAGGATTACACAGAATTCCGTCACGACGTTTGGGATGCGCAGGAAGGCCGATGTCTGAATTGTGGGCGCTCGGTCATGTTTGATCCGGAGTGGTTCCAGGTGCACCACAAGAACGGGAGGGGGATGGGTGGCTCAAAACGAAACGATGTTCCCGGAGCTGTCGCCGGATTGTGTACCGACTGTCACCGAAAGCAGCACGGCCAATAGCCTGAGATTCACGGTGTTTGGCACCCCTGTGCCGCAGGGGAGCACGCGCGCTTTTATTCCGAAGGGCTGGAAGCGGCCAATCATTACGGCAGACAATGAGAACACCAAGCCCTGGCGCCAAGAGATCGCCGCGGTCGCACTCGGTGAGATGGGAAGCAAGCGATTGATCGAAGGGCCAGTCTGGATGCATGTCGCGTTCTATTTTGGGCGGCCGAAGAGTGTGAAGAAAAGTGTGCAGCGCAAGATTACGAAGCCCGACATCGACAAATTGTTGAGAAGTGCGTTCGATTCGCTGACTGGGATCGTGTTCAAAGACGACTCGCAAATTGTAAGTGTCGCGGCGTCGAAACACTTTGGCTCGCCGGCCAGGATGGAAATAGCAATTACGTGGTCATAGGGGATCAGGTCCTATGAAGATTTTCAGAATACTTTGGGCAATTTGGTTCGCGCTTCTCATCGCTGGGCTCGTGTTGAATTTGATTCTGATTGCGGCCAAATTTGCTTGAGGGGATCAGGTCCCTTTGTCGAGGTGCTTATGAGTGATAACGGCACACATTTCAAGCAAGTCAAGACGGTTCAGCGAGTAGACCGTTCGCCGATGAATCCTAAGGTGTGGATTGTCCAATTGTCTTGCGGCCACGACCGATATATTTCCGGCAGGAAGCCTCGTCGAGACACAATGCACATGGAGTGCGATAAATGCCCTATGGTGACGCGATGACAGACACGAGACAGGAGACATGCCCGCGATGCGGAAGTAAATATAGGGACAATCCAGCCTGCATAGCCGATCACGACGAAACATTCGCTTGCTATGAATGTGACGCCCCGTGGCACACTCCCCCACCTCCCGCGCCGAGTTCTTATTTTGCCTCAAATGTAGAGCACATCTCTCCCGGCCTGATTGATAGGCGATTTATCTATCGGACGATTGAACGAATGGCGGGTATGACGGTGCCTCAGGTTGATTATGACTACATGGGAGACCCTGTTTTCCGTCCTGCACCCAAACCAGAAGAGATATACGCTCACGTTCTCAAAGCTATTGCGGAAGCCCCAGTAGGCGCATTATCGCCTAAAGCAGAAGTAGGCGAAAAGACGCCTAAATGCGTCACCTACGGATGTTTAGGAAGGTGTCCGGTTTGTGTGAAAAAGAGTGCGGAAGCTAAAGGAGGGGTAGCATGAGCGAACGCGGAGCATTTAATCGAGCGGCAAGACGATCCGGCGGGAACCGTCCAGCGCGGTTCAATCTACCTAATCTTTCCAAGGACGATCTGGAAATCTTACAACAGGAAGCACTCATTCGCCGAGAGTTTGGTGAAGAAGGGGTAACACGATTCTGGGACAGAATGGAGGAATTGAACGCTCCTGCATACAGTCAGGCTAGCGAGCTAGATGCGGATGACTACGATGCGGAATTTCGCAAGAAACAAGAAAGGTCCGCAATGAGTGATGCGAGACAGGAGACTTGCCTAACGTGTAAGGGTAAACGTAAATTCTCAGATAACGTAGAGACTGGATGCCCTGATCGGTGGCACACTCTCCCGCCTCAGGGGGCCGCGCCGAACTGTCACTTGTGTCGTGGATGGGTTGGTAATACATCGTGCGAAGTCTGTCATGGAACAGGATACGAACCCGCCGTACCGCCAGTTTCACGCTGCGTCATGTGCGAAACGGGGAAGACAGAGAACGGCCAGCCAGTGTTTCAGAAGCCAGAACTTGTTGATATTCGCGGCGAAAAGCTTTGGCGTCACAAGTGGGTAGCGGATCAAATGTTCTGCACAACCTGCGCCGTACCGCCAGTCCCGGCTTCAAAGTGTGAATTGTGCGATAAGAAGGCGGGCGTGATTTCAGCGCTCGGAGATAGCCAAAGGCATCAGCGTTGCGAAGATCATGCGTACACAGTTCCGGCTGATCCTCGGAGCGCTGAGCAGTACAGGAGCAACTTGAATATTCCAGAGTTGCTCAACGAAAACGCCACACTCCGCGACCAGCTTGCCGCCGAGGAAAATGCGGTAGCGCAATTCGCTAAGAAGCTTACTCATGTGGAGGCAGCGCTTCTCTCCGCACAGAAAGAGATCGTGAGATTAACAAAGGAGCTACATGAAATACGTCAAACGTCTGAACGGCGAGGGGTGGACAGTCAAGAATCGGATTCCGTTCCGAGTGGGGTGCTGCGATTGCGGACTAGTGCACGAAATGGTTGTGACGACAACGAGGCTACGGAAGGGGATGGTCCTCGGCATAGCAGCGAGCCGCAACGAGAGAGCGACAGTGCAAAAGCGCCGAACTCGTGGGAGGGATACTGGGCTTCGCTCGGGGAGGATGAGCGAGAAAAGTTAGAGCCGCACATCGACGCAATACGTCACTGGTTCTGCGTTGGTCTAGATTGGGCCCGCGCCGCTCTCGCTCAGGCTGAGGGGAAGGAGACGAAATGAACTGGCTCAAGCGCAACTCTGCGAATTTGTGGATGGTTGCGATTGTCGTACCTTTGGCAACTTGGCTGTCGTTGCAAGTGCTGACCGCTCACGCCCAGAAGCCCGAGTCGCAGCAAGTCTGCACTCCTGGCCTCAAGTGCTCTGGAGGCACGTGCTATTACGATAACTGTCTACCGCACGAATCAATGACAACCGTTCCAGATATTCCGGGAATTGGAAAGTGGATCGAATCCCACTGCCGAGCATTGCGTGATGGACATATAAAGTGCGGGGAGCCGTCTTCGGAGAAGAAGCCGTGACTCTGATCAACCGAGGCTCAAGAGGAAGATTTGCCCCTTCTGCTACTCCACAGGAACGGTTACAAAAGAATATAAACAGAGCGGCTGGCCAAGGTCCGAACGGTGACTGCTATGAGTGGATCGGGCCGCGGAATGATACAGGGTATGGTTCCTTCTGGATAAATGGTCATCGGCATGGAGCACATCGTGTTGCATGGGAGTCTCAGTGCGGGCCAATTCCGAAAGGAATGTTGGTCTGCCACCACTGCGACAATCCCGCCTGCTGCCGCGTCGATCACCTGTTCTTGGGAGATCATTCAGACAACGGCATCGACGCATCCAGGAAGGGTCGGGTGATCAGCCCCTTAAAGAACAGGACTCACTGCAAACGTGGGCACCCACTAAGCGGAGACAATCTGCAAAAGCCTTGGCCTGCTCATCCGCACTACCGAATATGTTTGGCTTGTAGGAGAGAACGCCACGAGCAGACCTTGCGCCTGAAGTGCTCAGACGTTGTCCAGAAATAGACACCTGCTACACTGCCGCCATGGGATTGATTGACCTTCCAACCCCAACCGCGATGTACGAAGGGGTGAAGGATGCGCAACTTGGGCGCAAGGAAGTGGACGCCTTTGTCAGTGCTTCCTATAGCGCATGGATCTCGTTCATGTGGCGTTCCGGCACGGCGAAATGGGCACTGTGGTTCGGGGAAGGACAGGCCATGCAGGACTCGGCCACAGCCATGTACCTTACGCTCCGAGAACTTGAGACAAAGGGCTTTTTGGTATTGACAGTCCCCTCAGATATGCTCCTGCCAGATAACTTGGCTCGGTTTCGGACGGAGAAACTACTCAAATGAGTGGGCAAGCCGATCAACAGAAAGCCTACAAGCGAGCATATTACCTCGCCAACAGGGACCGATTACTTGTTCAGCGAAAGAAGCTATATCGCGCAAACCGCGAAGAGTTTTTAAAAAAAGGCACCGAATATTACCAGCAGCACAAAGACCAGTGCAAAGAGCGCAGTAAGCGCCATCGCGAAAACAATCCGGAACTATACCGACAGTACATGCGTGAGTGGAAGAAAAGAAATCCGGGGCGAAATACGCAACTGCACAAAGTTTTGCGCGCGAAGACGCGTCGCGCGGCTTTTAAAGCATATGGCGGTGCTTGCGCATGTTGTGGCGAATCCAGGCATGAATTCCTGTCTATTGATCACATCGCTGGCGGCGGAAACAAGCACCGCAAGGATCTAGGGTTAAGGGCTGGTTGGCCCTTTTATCGCTGGTTGCGATTGAACAATTGGCCTAAGGATTTCCAAGTACTGTGTTTCAATTGTAACTGCGCTCGTGGATTCTTTGGGTATTGCCCCCACGAAGCGCCCCTCAATGTTCCACATCGCGAATCGTCCGAAGAATTAGTCCAGATCAAATAGGAGACTCCATGACGAACAAGTTTGTCAGCTTTCTTGAAACCGCAGGCAGGGACATCGAGAAGATTTTCAGCAAGGACATCGTGCCCTACTTGCCCATGGCTGAGTCCGCAGTCAGTGCCTTCGCCCCGAGCGCTTCCCCGATTTTCAACGCTACGGCCAACGCGGTCATCATGGCTGAGCAGAATGCCGCGGCGATCGGTCAGCAGGTGGGCTCAGGTCCGCAAAAGCTCGCAGCGGTCACAGGATTGATTGGCGGACTGATCGCACAGGGGTTGAAAGATGCCGGCAAGTCGAATACGGCCGCAGACGTGACCGGCTACATCAACAGTGTCGTTTCGATCCTGAATACCACGCCGGCGCCGCCTGCTCCGATGCAGCCAGGACCGCCAAGCGTTTAAGTTTCCCCGTCCAGTCGTCCCGGCCACTCAGGGTATCGAGTGGCCTTTCTTCCCTGAGCGCAATTGACCATACAACCGTTCCCCTTTAGGACAGAATCTCCCCTGCCGGAGGTTCCCCATGTCCGAAACCGAAGTGAAATGTCCGCTGTGTGGCGCCGAGCCAGGAGTTGCGTGCGGGAATGAGTCCCACCCCGAGCGCATCGAACTGGCAAAGAAGAATGCGCCCAAACCCAAGCCGGGGAAACCTGCGAAAACTTCCAAGATCCATGAAGTGCAAAGAAAGAAACGGCGGGCCGCATGATCATCTACTCGTCGAGATTGGACGCATATGCTTTTGGACTGGATTACTTGCTTTTCTTCTGAGGATGACCGGGCCAAGCGTGGGGATCCTCCGCTAGAACCAGAGAACGACGCGCCTGCGGAGGAACCGGAGACACCTGAAGTAACCCCACAGCCGTAATCTATCGCCCTGCGCCTGCCTCTCCCTACACTGGTGGAGTGCCAGCCGATCAAGTCGCATTCCGTCTCGCCGTGTGGGCTCTATTTTTTAATGGGGTCGGCTTGCACATTCTTCTGCGGGCTCGTGGCTCGATTGCCTCTCGGTCGAATTCTGTTAAGACTTTTCGCGCATGGTGGGAACTGAACTGGCACGACCTGGGCTGGCGTCTATTTTTGGACGGCTTAGGACTGATGGCTTGGGAAGTTGCGCCGTTCGTGCCGGGCATGAAAGACTTCGTTTCTCACATCCTGCCGCCTATCTGCTACGGCGCCGCGCCAGTCATGGGAGTCGTTGTCGATCGCTTTATTGATTCCGGGGGCTTCATCCTGGGATTCAGCAGAGTCGATAATGGCGAAGTTCGCCCCGCCCCAATCAAGTAGCGATGTCGTAGCCGGTCATGTTCCACACGCCAGGGATTCCCTCAGACGCGAACACCCCGCGCACTTGGGCAGTCGGGGAAACGGGCAGGTTTCCGGTCAATTGGAAGTGGGGATAATCCTTGAAGGTTCGCCATGTGGAGCCTGATTCCAGTCCTAGGCTTTGTCCCACGGTCGTAATCCGAGCCCAGACCGGATGCGTTACATCCCAATCTGGACCGAGCGGAGTCATCGGCACCACATCCACCGCCAGCCCAAAGTTGTGATACGACGAGCCCGGAGGAGCATTGGTCACGATTTCCCCTGGCTCGCTCCTGCCCTGGGCATAAAGATCAGCTTGCTCATCCCACGTCCTAAGTCCTTGCGTGACACGGATTGTGATGCCTTCCTGCCCCAAGAGGTCGGAGAGTTGTCTAATTTTGGACGCCAACAGAGGGTGAACATCTTTAAGCCGTGTTTCAGAAATTGTATCCATGAGGTCGTCAGTCATCGGAGGACGCTGCAAAAACACAGTACGCAGCCAGTTCCAAAAGGCCCTTTCGCCAACTACGCTTTCCATTTGTGGCGTTCTTGCTGATTTCACCCAAGCGTCTTTCAATGTCTATATGTACTTCATCCCGGTCGCGGATGGGAGTCGTTTCGCGTCGGTAGATGAGAACCTGGATCCCGGAGACGACTTCCCGGAGCGCAACGTCGTACTTCGATTCTTTCGGTTGCAGCATCCCGCGTCATTATGAACTATCTGACAGCCAAGTAGATGAACAATGCAAAGCTTAGAAACAAAACCGTCATGAAGATGTCGCGCTGATGGTTCATGCCGAGATTTTGGGAGGAGCGACAGGAGGGTTCGGGCTCAGAAGGTTTCCCCAGCCGTGCTGAATGGCGTACTGGACGAAGACATGCCACAGGCCATGCAGGAGAATAACAGTCGAAGGGATCGCGATGGTGAGAACGTGACCACCGGCCGTACCGTTCGACCACGCCCAGCCAATGCCGATCGTGGAAACGACAGCGAGGGCGGCCCGCACGGCAACGTTGATTCCCGCGGTATGCTCATTGATCCATGGAGTCTTGGACCACTTCTGCAGGGCCTGCATGAGATAGGCGCATACGGCCGCCGCGCCTAACTGTGTCCCGAGTAACGAAGTTGCGCCGTCCATACAAATCTCCTTACTGAATGTGGCGGGGGAGGGAATTCAAGCCTAGAACGGGTTCCCCCGGCTGTCACATTACGGACGTGCTATTTTTCCGGATTTCGTAACAAGCTAAAGATTCTGGACCGTGGCGTTGTACGCATCCCACTCCACGCCCAACTCTTCCGCCATGAGCCGTTCGATCTTCGTGGCAAATTGGTGCTCACGAGCATACGGTGCTTTCGGGTCGTCTCCCGGCTCATCCACGTTTCCCTCTGCCCGATTCTTTTCGAACTCAATGTCGAAAGCATCGACCGCTTCCTGCGAGATGCCGCGCTTCCTGCATAGCCATACTTCCACCAGCTCATGCAAGGCGACGAGGAAGGAGTAGTCCTCGGGCTCCATTTTGCTGACCATGATTCGGATGCTGTCACCATCCATCACCCAATCTCCAACCGTGGGATAACGCTGCGCTTCGTGAGCAATGGTTTCAAGCAGGATATTCACGGCGCTGCCTCAAGCTCCATCTCGAAGAACTCCTCGATACGCTTTCCGATGTCCTGCCTATACTTCGCCCCGGCGAGGTGAAGATTCTCTTTGATCCAATGCAAAATCTCATCTCGAGTGGTCGCCATATGTTCTCCCCGGCCCGTCACGGTCAGCATGTACCCGGATTTCG